GGGGCGCAGTTCTTTATACTTAGCGCCCCTACTTTCGTTCGTGTTTGGCAGTTACCGCGCCGATGATGGCGGGCGTCTTCGGGGTCATGGGGCGTATATAAAAACAGCTAACTACCCTAACCTACAACGAACCAAAATCGACCTTTATATATCACAAGACACAAAAATTTCCGCGCCCCATAAAAATTCTCCAAGACCCCACGCAAAAATCAAAAATAATATATAAATTGAAATGGCAAATTTGCATACAGAAAATGAGAAAAAATTCCGGAGAAAATTTTCAGCCCCTGCAGGTCGATCCCATTAGTGGAGATTATTATGTTACAATTCCAGAATGGATGGTGAACGATCTTTCGTGGTATGAGGATACAAATTTAAATCTCAAAGTTGAGTGTGGAGAACTTGTACTGTCAGAAAGAGAAGATGACTAATTATTGACAGATACTACATAATGTTGTATGATACTGAAGTAAGCGAACAAACTTTATGGCTAAAGGATTTACTGTAAAAGCAAAAACCCCCACCGTAAGTACTGGGGAAGAGTGGGATTACAATCTAGCAAGAGAGATGATTCGAGGAAAATCCGTTGTGTTCTGTCTTCCTGGCAGAGGAGTTTCCTATGCATATCTGAAGAACTTTGTACAACTGTGTTTTGATATCGTTCAGAACGGTGGAAGTATTCAAATTTCTCAAGACTATTCATCCATGGTAAACTTTGCGCGGTGTAAGTGCCTAGGTGCAAATGTACTAAGAGGACCTGATCAACTCCCATGGGATGGAAAACTGAAGTATGATTGGCAACTTTGGATTGATTCTGACATCATCTTTAATACTGAAAAATTCTATCAACTTGTTTTGATGGATCAGGACATTGCATCTGGATGGTATTGTACAGAAGATGGTCACACCACTTCTGTTGCACACTGGATGGAGGAAGATGATTTCCGCAATAATGGTGGAGTCATGAATCACGAAACTCTTGAGAGCATCTCGAAGCGTCGGAAGCCTTTCACTGTAGACTATGCAGGATTTGGATGGTTGCTGATCAAGCACGGTGTATTTGAGAACGAAGGTATCAAGTATCCATGGTTTGCACCGAAGATGCAGGTATTCGAATCTGGAGAAGTTCAGGATATGTGTGGAGAAGATGTGTCATTCTGTCTCGATGCAAAAGAAGCTGGCTTTGAAATTTGGTGTGATCCTCGTATCAGAGTTGGTCACGAGAAGACAAGAGTAATCTAAGTTAAAAAATGACGTATAAACACGAACGTTACAATATTCTTTGTAAAGGTCGTAAGATTTATTCAGACCTATCACAGGAAGAATATTTCGATACCATGGAGGACTTGGCGTTGCAATACTACGAAACAGGTTCTCCAAATCCAACTGAACTTCAAACTGAAATTATCGGAGATTAAAAATTATGGCAGTAAAGGCAACAGGTGGACTCAATAAGAACAGTTCTTATAATCCAGGCACCCCTAAAAAGTCTCGTCAAGGAGATGGTATGGGAACAAAATATGCCGCTACTTCTCGTAATGGGGCACGTAAGAAGTATCGTGGTCAGGGCAAATAATGACGCCAAAGAAACCAAAAAAGAATCCCACATTTGGTAATGGTGATAAACGAAAGGCAACGGGTCAGTGTAGATCCAGTGCTCAAAAGAAAGCATCAAACGCTAGAAAGAAAAAATAATGTATCATTTAGATGGTCTTGATGAATGGAATAGTATTCATCAAGAAGACCTCTGGATTTATAATAAATTATTTTTAAGTCGGGTTTTAGGATATAACTGTGGTCCTGTTGGGACTTCGGTTCCTAAACCCGACTTTTATATTGTTCGTCCTTCTTTGAATTTACTCGGTATGGGGCGTTTTGCTCGCCTTGAATACATCTATAAATTTACTGATCGTTTTCATCCATCAGAATTTTGGTGTGAAGTCTTTGATGGAGAGCACTTAAGTGTTGATTTTAAAAATGGTGAGGTAGAATTGGTAGTGAGAGGAGAAAGAGAATCTGATGATCCTCTCTATAAATGGAAAAAATGGGAAAAAATAAATCAAAAAGTTGAATTTCCTTCAGTTCTATCAAAATTAAAAGGAAATTATGAATGGATTAACTGTGAATTTATTGATGATAAGTTAATTGAAGTTCATTTTCGACAAAATCCAGACTTTCGATATAATAATAGTGAGGCAATTCCAGTCTGGAATGGTGAAGAAGTAAAAAATAGAAGAGATTATACCTTTATAGATGATAAAGACTATCATCGTAAGGGTTTTTATGTGAAATAAATAACTTTTTAGTGTGGGTTTTATGCCTTGGAACGCTTTTCGATGGGTAAACACCTCTTATTAGAGGTATATGACATAAAATTTGATTTATTAAATGATGGAATTGCCATTCGGGAAGTAATGGAGCGTGGAATTAAACGCGCTGGAATGACAATTCTTAATATTTTTCAGCATTGCTTTGTACCACAAGGAGTCACAATAGTCATTGCACTGTCTGAGAGTCATGTCTCATGTCATACATGGCCTGAAGAGGGTGCGATTGCGATTGATGTTTATACCTGTGGAGAAGGAAATCCAAAATTAATTGCCATGGAGTTGTTAAAATATCTCAATTCCGATAATTACTCTCTTAGAGAAGTGGATCGTTAAATAGAAATAGGAGATAGCAACCTCCTTCATAAAAGTTCTGTTTTATTCATTAAAACAGGAGCTAAAATGTCAAATTTACCCGTCGATAGAGATTCAAATTACATGCATCAAATGTGGGGAACCACAAAGTTGATCACTGATTATGATGTTCAGGAGCAGCCAAGAACAATTCAAGAGATTATGCACGATGATATTCCAGCAAGAAAGCAATATCTAAAGGAACTGAAGGAGCAATCTGAACTACACAAACAAATTCGTAATCAAAATGATTATGATGATTGGGAATATGGAACAGAACCGTCTTATGGTTCACCATGGTAATAGTGATAAATAACTGAAGAAATTTCTATACCCTGATGGCAATTGTAAGGATATCTAGATTCTTTAAAGATATTAGTTTATCCTTTGAACCACATCCTGTGACAAAGGATTTGCCAATATTGAAAAATCAAAATGCAATTATAAGATCAATTCGAAATTTGGTTGAAACAATTCCATCAGAAAGATTTTTTGATCCTAATATTGGTTCTGATGTTCGCTCAAGTTTGTTTGATTTTGTAGATTATGCTTCGGCATCTATAATTGAAAGGCAAATTAAAACAACAATTAGTAATTTTGAACCAAGAGTTAATGATGTTATCGTCGATGTTTTGCCAAATCCAGATAAAAATGAATTTGAAGTAACCGTTACCTTTAATATTATTGGTCAAGAAATTCCAACACAACAATATACATTCATATTAGAGGCAACAAGATAAAATGCCTTTTACTAAGTTTACAAATCTAGATTTTGATCAGATAAAGACCTCTATCAAGGATTATATCCGTGCAAATTCCGATTTCACGGATTTTGACTTTGAGGGGTCTAATTTTTCTATTTTAATTGATACTCTAGCATATAATACTTATATTACTGCATTCAACTCCAATATGGTTGTAAATGAATCCTTTTTGGATTCTGCAACGGTTAGAGAGAATGTAGTTTCTCTCGCTAGAAATATTGGTTATGTACCTAGGTCTAGAAAGTCCTCAGAGGCACGTGTATCGTTTACTGTACAAACTAGTTCGGAAACTCCAACGATATCCCTACAGGCTGGTTTAGTGTGCGTTGGTACAGTAGATTCGAGTTCGTATATATTCTCAATTTCAGAAAATGTTTCAAAAAATGTGGTAAATGGTACGGCAACATTTACTGAGTTACCAATTTATCAAGGAACATTTTTAACCAAAGAATTCACCGTTAATGGATCATTAGACCAAAAGTTTATTCTTGATAATCCATATATTGATACGAGTTCAATTGTTGTAACCGTCAGAGGACCAGGAAGTTCTGGAACTACAAGAAAATATTCATTAGTAGATAATATTGTAGATATCAATTCATTATCTGAAATATATTTAATTCAAGAAGTTAAAGATGAGAAATATGAACTTATTTTTGGTGATGGGAGATTTGGTAAAAAATTAATAGACGGAACTATTATAACAGCTAATTATATTGTTACAGATGGTTCAAGTGGTAATGGAGCGTCGGAATTTGTATTTGCCGGAACATTCAGAAATGCAAGTAATGTTACAATAATTCCAACAAATACAATCAATATTACAACTAATGTATCATCTAGAAATGGATCAGAAATTGAAACTGTAGATTCCATTAAGTACTTTGCACCCAGATTATATTCTTCACAATATAGAGCAGTTACTGCAAAAGATTATGAAGCTATAATTCAAAATGTAATTTATCCAAATGCAGAATCAATTTCGGTTGTTGGTGGAGAAGAACTAGATCCACCAGAATATGGATCAGTAACAATTAGTATAAAACCAAAAAATGGAACTTTTGTCTCTGATTTTGATAAACAACAAATTCTTAGAAAATTAAAGCAATATAGTATTTCTGGTATTAACCAGAAAATTGTTGACCTTAAAATTCTTTATGTGGAAATTGACTCTTCAGTTTATTATGATTATTCTAAGATTTCAAATATAGAGCAATTGAAATCAAAGATTGAATCTTTATTGACGACATATGCAAATTCCATTGATCTCAATAAATTTGGTGGAAGATTTAAATATAGTAAAATACTTCAAGTAATTGATAATACTGATATTTCAATCACTTCAAATATCACAAAAGTTAGAATTAGAAGGGATTTGAAGGTACTATTAGATCAATCTACACAATATGAACTTTGCTTTGGTAATAAATTTCACATAAAACCTGGAGGTTATAATATTAAATCTACTGGATTTACTATTAATGACGATCCGAACACTGTATATTTTACCGATATACCAAATTTGGATAATAAAACTGGAGTTTTATCTATCATAAGATCAACCAACTCATCTCCTCCTCAAGAAAATTCATCCGTAACTGTTATTAAATCGGCAGGAACAATTAACTATGAAACTGGTGAAATTATGATTACCACCATTAATATAAATTCGACTTTACTTCCAAATAATATTATACAAATTCAAGCATACCCAGAATCCAATGATGTAGTTGGATTAAAAGATTTGTATCTTGTATTTGACATTTCACAAAGTCAAATAAATATGGTAAAGGATGTTATTGCATCTGGTGAAGACATTTCCGGAGTTGTATTTACGAAGGATTCATATAGATCAAGTTATTCAAATGGGGATTTAACGAGGAAATAGTATGATAACTACGGGATTTGAAAGTAGAGTTAAAATACAGCAAATAATTCAAAACCAACTTCCAGAATTTATTTTGGATGAAAGTCCCAAAACTGTGGACTTTTTAAAACAGTACTATATTTCTCAAGAATATCAAGGCGGTCCAGTCGATATTGTAGACAATTTAGATCAATATCTTAAATTAGATAATCTGATTCCAGAAGTTATCAAGGGATCGACAGTCCTATCCTCTTCAATTTCTGCAACAGATGTAGAAATTTCTGTCGAATCTACTAAAGGGTTTCCTGATAGATATGGACTTTTAAAGATTGATGATGAAGTTATTACATATACTAATAAAAATGAAACAACTTTTATTGGATGTATTCGTGGATTTAGTGGAGTTACTGATTATCATAAAGATCTAGAGTATGAAGAGTTAGTATTTTCCACTTCTACATCATCATCTCATACTAATGATAGTGTGGTAGAAAATCTTAGCGTACTATTTTTACAAGAATTTTATAAAAAAATAAAGTATAGTTTAACTCCAGGATTGGAAGATCTAGAATTTGTTTCAGATTTGAATGTTGGAAATTTTATAAAAGAAGCAAGAACATTTTATCAATCAAAGGGAACCACAGAATCTTTCAGAATTCTATTTAATGTATTGTATGGAGAAGATCCTGAAATCATTGATATGGAAAGATTTCTAATCAAATCTTCCAATGCTGATTATATTCGTAGACAGGTAATAATTGCAGAGAGGATTTCAGGAGACCCAGCATTATTAGTTGGACAAACTATATACTCGGAAAGTGATGAAAAAATTTCAGCATCTGTTTCTGAAGTAGAGATAATTACTAGAAATGGAAAGACTTATTATAAATTATTACTCTTTCTTGGATATGATGATGTAGATTCGTCTTCTTTGTCAGATTTTAAAATTACACCTACAACTAGATGTATTGATGACATTGTACCAGGATCTTCAGTAATTACAGTTGATTCTACCTTAGGATTTTTTCCTGATGGCAAACTTTATGCAAACAATCATACAATAAGATATACAAGCAAATCTATTAATCAATTTTTTGGATGTTATAGTGATGGTTCTAATTCAATTTCAATAGAAATACCTAAGACCACTCCAATTATATCTGATTACACTTATTATGGGTATGAAAATGGAGATATCACAAAAAAAGTAAGTTTTAGAACAACTGGTGTTCTATCAAATCTGATTATAGATTCTCCAGATAGTGGTCTTTTGGAGGGAAATTTAGTAACTGTAAAAAATGTTGGAGAAATAATTGAAAGTCCGACAACTAACAAGACATATAAACAAATTAATGCTAATAGTTGGATTTATAATACCAGTTCGAGATATCAAATAAAATCTTATAGTGGATCTTCTTTAGTTACACAATCGGATATTTACAAATCTGGATTAAAAGTTGGTGATTATATCGAATTTTTAGAAAGAAATACTGAAATTTTAGTACCAGAATTAACTAACACAATAATTTCGGCAATTTCAAATAATACAGTAACAGTAGGATCCGATATCTCAATATTGAATCCTCTTAAAAAATATGATATTAGAAGAAAAATTAAAAAGGCAACTAGTGCAATTATACCAATTGGAATTGGAACTGATACTAGTTTAAATGAAAATATTTTTGCAGATATTCAAAATGTTTATTCCGATAAGAATGAATATTTGTATGTGGCTTCAAATTCATTACCATCTTATGAAATTGAATCGAATATATTTGAATATGTGGTAAGTGGCATATCAGATTATGATGGAGATACTAAGAGTTATTCTATTTTACAATTTAATACCCCAATATCATTTTTAATGGGAGATGAAATAGATTATAATTTTTCAAATCTTCCAATAGAAGGACTAACTGCACGTACATATTATGTTGAAGTTCTTTCACAAACAACAATTAAATTATATACATCAAGAAATTTTATTGGTACAGATAATAATGTAAAATTTGGACAATTCCCAGGAAATCTCCCAAGTGGAACCCACAAATTTATCTTAAGTTCCCAAAAAGATAAAATAATTTCACCCCAAACATTACTGAGAAAATTTAATTTAAATCCACAAAATGATGAAATTATTGGTGATGAAACTATTCCAGGATCAGTTGGAATGCTCATTAATGGAGTTGAAATTTTTAATTATAAATCTAATGATAAAATTTATTATGGTCCATTAGAAAAAGTTAGTGTATTGAATGGTGGATCTAATTATGACGTTATTAATCCCCCACAAATTCAAGTATCTGGTAATGCATTAGTTCAACCAGTTGTTCAAGGATCTGTTGAGAGAATATACGTTGATTCGCAAGATTTTAATATTGACAAGATTGTTTCTATAAATTTAAGTGGTGGAAATGGGTCTGGAGTTATTTTAAAACCAATAATTATTAAAAATAGAAGAGAAATTGACTTTGATGCTAGAAGAATATCTAAAGGAGGTGGATTAGACTTTGATACTGAGAGAATAACATTCCTATCTAAACATAATTTAATTACTGGACAAAAAATAATATATGATAGTAATGGAAGCCCTGAAATTGGTATTGGATCATTTGGTGGATTAAATACTGATACGGATCAAACTTTAATATCCAATTCAGATTATTATGCAAGAATATTGAATGATAGAACTATTAAAGTTCATACGACATTTATTGATGCTATTTCTGGAATCAACACGGTTGGATTTACTACTATTGGTAATTCCGGAATTCAAAAGTTTAAAACTGAAATTAAAAATAATTTAGCAGAAATTAAAGTAATTGATGGTGGCAGTGGATACACAAATAGAAAATTAATTGTAAAACCTGTAGGAATATCCACATATTATGATACTATTAATTTCACAAATCATGGATTTTCTAATGGAGAAATCGTAAGATATAGTTATGAAACTAGTGGAATTGTTGGACTTTCTACACTTAATAGTTACTATATTTTTAAGAAAGATGATAATGCTTTTAGATTGTGCGATGCTGGTATTGGTGCAACTACTTCTGAAAATTATGAGAGAAAGAACTATGTAAATATTGCTACTACGGGAACAGGATATCAAATATTTAATTATCCAGAAATAAGTCTATCAGTAACATATTCTAGCATTGGAATTGGTAGTACTGAGATAAGAGGTGAAATTAATGCAACACCAGTAATTAGAGGAACAATAATTGATACTTATGTTTATGAAAATGGATCAAACTATGGATCAAATATTTTAAATTATCATAAAAAACCAACTATTAAAATTTTAACGGGAACTGATGCCCAATTAAAACCTGTTATTGTAAATGGAAAAATAAGTAGTGTATTGGTTCTTTTTGGAGGATCCAATTATATTTCCAATCCAGACATAAAAGTATCCGGTAAAGGAACAGGGGCTTTACTTAGGTCTGTAGTTACAAATGGAAAAATAACTTCAATAATTATTGTTAATGGTGGAATTGGATATGAATCTGATAGTACATCAACACTTGCAGAGCGTTCTGGAAAAAATTCAGTTTTTGATGCTCAAGTTAGATCACTATCAAGTAATAAGTCATATCAATATGGAATACAAAATGTATTTTATAGAGAACCAGCAAATCAAATACTAATAAAATCAAATAATAATTTACAATATTTTGTTTGTGGATATTCTGAAACATTAAAAAATCAATTTAATGACCCAAATCCAACTACCAATCATTCACCAATTATTGGATGGGCATATGATGGAAATCCCATTTATGGTCCATATGGATATTCTAATCCAAATAATAGAAATTCTTCAATAAAAAGAATAGTAACAGGATATGCTTCAACAACTATTGTAAATAGACCATCTGGATTTGATCTTGGATTTTTTAATGAAGATTATATCTTTAATAATTCTGGAGATCTAGATGAAAATAATGGAAGATTCTGCATAACTCCAGATTTTCCAAATGGTGTATATGCATATTTCGCATCAACTGTAGAGGATCCTTCTGGAGATACTGTAGGACAATATCCATATTTTATTGGCAATACATATAGATCTAAATTTGTAAAAGAAAATATTACTCTCAATCAATCATATGATTTTAATAGTACATCTTTACTAAGAAATACTTTACCATATAATGCAAATCAAAAATATTCAGGTAATGATTTTATTATCGAATCCAATGAATTAATAAATCAAACAACCTCTATAGAATCTGTAATTCGTGGAAAAGTAGATTCTTTTGATATTATCAATTCTGGAGATGGTTATAAAGTTAACGATAAGTTGGATTTTGATCAAACTAATAGTGGAGGATATGGATTATATGCAGAAGTTTCTGAAGTATTCGGAAAAGATATTGTAAGAATTAACACTTCAACAGTAAGTTATAATGATTCTCTTATTGTTAGGGAAAATTTTGACAAATTAAAGGTTGTAATAAATCCATATCATAACCTTACAAATGGTGATGCAATTTCTATCTCAGGACTTTCTACAAATCTATTCTTATTGAATGATTTTTATAAAGTAGGATTAACAACATATTCATCATCTCTCTTAAAAAATATTGGAGATGCATCAACAACAGGAATTGTTACCAATATTCCACTATCATCAATTCCTAAAAATATCTCTATTGGAAGTAGCATCAAAATTGGAAATGAAATTTTATCCATATTAAATATTTACGACCAACCTAATGTTTTAAAAGTTAGGAGAAATGCTAGTGGAATAGCATATACGGAGACAACTGCAGTATATTTTCTACCAAATTCATTTGAAATTTATAAAGATACTGATCCTTTTGAATCAAAAGATACAAAAATATCTTTCTTTAATCCAAGATTTGCATTGGGAATAGGAACAACTCCTGGATTAGCATCTAATAAAGATTACTATATTGATAACGTAAAGTATACGACAGCAACTACAACTCAATCGATATTTTTACCAAATCATCCCTATCAAACTGGCCAAAAAGTTACTCTCAAAAGACCAGCTGGTACAACGGGAATTAGTGTTGCAGATACTCCTACTAGTGGATCATTTGGTTTACTTGTTAGTTCTACTACTGAAATTTTATATGCAATCAATAAGTCAAAAGATTATATTGGTATTGTTACTGATAGATCATTAACATCAAGCACAAATGGACTTTTCTTTCCAGTAGTTACTGGATCCAATAATGAATTCTATCAATTTGAGTCTGTAGAAAAACAGGTGAAGGCAAATATTAATAAAATAGAATCTACAGTTTCAGTTTCCACATCACATCTGTTACAAAAAGGAGATATAATAAAATTAACTGTAAACCCAAATACTTCTGTTGGAATAGGAACTTCTATTGCGGTTCGCATTAAATTTAACGATACATTTAAAAAATTATTAGTAAATCCTATTAATATTGCTTCATCATCGATTGATACACAAAGGGATATAATTACAATTCCTTCACATAATTATAAAACTGGAGATAGTGTATTTTATAATTCTGCAGATACTATTGCAGCTGGATTGCAAACTGGAAGATACTTTGTTTGTAGAATTGATGATAATAATATCAAATTATCCGAAACCTATTATGACTGTTTTTCAAATACTCCAAGAACGGTAGAAATTTCTAGTCAGGGTGGTAATTTGCAGGAATTGAGTTTAATCAATCCACCATTGGAATTTGTAAAAAATAACCAAATTGTATTTGATGTTTCAGACTCTTCTTTATACGGATACGATTTTAAATTTTATTATGATAATACTTTTAAAAATGAATTTGTATCCGTAGCGACTACAAGTACTTCTGGATCTTTTTCAATCTTAGGTATTGGAACAGTTGGTCAACCTGGAATTGGCACAACCTCTACAAAAATGATAAATTATTCTCCAGATTTACCAAAAAAATTATTTTATAATTTGGAAAAACTTGGAAATCCTCTAGAATTGGATGATTTTACGCAAAATTTTTCAAAAATAACTTTTGTAGATAGTATCTACACAGGACAATATCCTGTTTATGGAGTTGGAACTACTACATTTAAAATTTCGTTAAATAATTTTCCAGAAAAATTATCATATACTAAAGCAGAATGTGATATTTTAAAATATTCTACAACATCAAAAACTGCCGCTGGTGGAATAGATAAGGTATCAATAATATCAAGTGGATTCAATTATAAGGAATTGCCAGTATATATTGGTACAAAATCACTAAGTGGTGATGGGGCGTATATTATTCCAAGATCAAGTTCAACTGGAAGAAAGAATCAAATAAGAATTATAAATGAAGGTTTTGAATATTCTTCAGATAAAACTCTAAGTCCAGAAGCCCTTATTCCTAAAGTAGTTACACTTGAATCTTCAAGTTTCCTTTCAAGTGTAGAAATTATTAATGGTGGAAAAAATTATTCGACAGAACCAAATTTGGTAGTGGTAAATTCCGACACTGGTGAAAAAATAGATTCTGGAGTAATTAGATGTAAATTGAATGGAAGTACAATCTCATCTATTATTATTGATAAAATTCCTAAAGGATTGCCTTTTAAAAAAGTAACTTTAAGAACAACAAATAATAGTAATGGGATTAGAATTTATGAGATAGAAACCTCAACATCTGGAGTAGCAACTTGCTATATTAGTACTCCAATTGTAGGATTTTCTACTGATCCCTTGGTAGCAGGGGATAAAGTTTATATTGAGGGAATTACAAATTATGTTGATGGATTAGGATTTAACTCAGAAAATCATGGATATCAATTCTTTGATGTTACCACATATTATTTTAATTCAAATCCAGGAAAATTTGAATTTAAAATACCAACTTTGTATGGTAATCCAGGAATTGCTAAAACCGTCCAAGACTCATTTGCAAGTTTTATTAAATATGAAAATTATCCACAATTTTCTGTTGATCAAAAATTATCGACATTTTTTATCGGTGAAAAAATTATTTCCGATAATGGATTTGGATTTGAAGAAACTGATTTAATTGTAACTGGATCAAATGGAAATTGTGTTAGATTATCCGGAAATTATAATTTATCACCAAATGAAATAATTAAAGGTTCATCATCATTTACTATTGGAACTGTAAATAAAGTTGATATTATTCGCGGAAACTTTATTGTTGATTATTCCAATAGACAAAATATTGGATGGAGAGATGATAGTGGAAAAATAGGTGAAGATACTCAAGTAATTCCAGACAATAACTATTATCAAAATCTTTCATATACAATTAAAAGTACAAGAGAATGGGAAGAAATTGTAACTCCAGTAAACAATTTAGTTCATACAATAGGAACTAAAAATTTTGCTGACAAACAAATAACAAAAAATGCCCAATCTGGACTTGCAACAGCGTCTGATCCTATAGTTTCAGCAATTGTAGATTATATTCAAGAATCCAATGTTACTACCATTAATAATATAGATTTTGGTATTGATATTGATCCTCTTTCGGATGCAACACAAATTATTAAATTTAAAAATATTAAATTATCCGATTATATCCAATGCAATACCAATAGAGTTTTGCAAATTGATAATATTAGTCCCCTATTCTCTAGTGTTGAAGATGAAAAAGATTTAACCTTTTCCATTATTTTGCCTCTAGATGTAACAAAAAGATTAACTAAAGCATTACTTCAAATTAGAAAAGTTACTACCAGTAATCCTGAGATTCAATTGATGGAAGTTGTTGTAATTAATGATAATCAGAATGTATATACACTTGTTAAGGGTTTATTATCAAATAAATACACTCCAATTGCAGAAGTCAATGGAGTTATTGATAGTTTTAATACTTTCTATCTTCGATTTGTTCCGGAAGATATATACGATTCTGATTATGATATCAAAATTTTAAAAACTGAATTCAATACTCCACAATCCGGAATTTCTACCTTTTCTGTTGGATTAACAAATTTAACTGCCTCGAATAAACTAGTTGGTGTTGGAACGACAGCAGTTGTTGCTTTCCAAGCATCTAAAGTCAATTCTTTTTTCACCAGTGTTGAATTAATTGATGTTGATACCAATAAGATGGATTATGTTGATTTTTATGTTGCACATGATGGAACAGATGTTTATTATAGTGAATTTCATTTTGATGATTCAAATTCTAATATTGGTAATTATATTGGATCATTTTCTCCACAGTTATCTAATGGAATAATATCTTTAAATTTCTCAAATACAAATTCCATTTTACCAGGAAAAACGGGAAGAGTTAGATATAGCAGTAAAACTGTAGGATTTGGATCTACTGCAGTTGGAATCGGTACATATAGATTTAAATTTCCCAGACAAAGGAATGGGACAGAATCTACGGCATTATATGAATCATCATATACTAGAAGTTCAACATCTACTGATATTATTTCTTTCGATAGTACAAGATTCTCATCACTTAAATCTACAGTAAAGGTAGGTTATGGTAAAACAATTGCATTGCATCAGATTTTAATGATTCATGATGGAACTGATGTGTATACAACACAATATCCATTCCTTTCTATTGGCAGTACATCTGGAATTGGTTCATTTGGTGGATATTTTTCTGGAAGTGCATTAAAATTGAGATTTTATCCAGATTCCACTACTGCCGGTCAAAATCTTGAAATATTAACATTTACTGAAGCTTTTTATACAAATCTTGATGAAGTAAATGTACCACCTAAGTTATTATACTCCCCAATTAGTGAATCATTAAGTATTGCTAAGTACTATGGATTAAATTCATTGAGAGTTGATAGATTAAATTTTGATTTGAATTATAATGGAACTCCAATTTTCAAAAAAACTTTTGACCCTGAAGATACTACCACATTAGATCTAACAACTCATACATTTAGAATTGATAATCACTTCTTCAGTACAGGAGAAGAATTAATATACAGACCAAAATCTACCTTTGTTGGCGTAGGAACATCTGCAATCGGAATTGGATTGACAGCAAACTATTTGGGTATTACCACCAATTTATTACCATCAATAGTGTATCCAATCAAGATTGATAATTCTAGATTTAGACTTGCAACAAGAAAAGAATATGCTAATGCTGGAATTTATGTAACATTCAGATCTTTTGGTGAAGGTAATGCACATGAACTTGAAATGTCCAAAAAGAATGAAAAATCATTTATTACAATAGCTAATCTAGCACAATATCCATTAAGTTATACTTCAAATTTGCAGACTCTAGTAGGAAATCCTGGTGGCGGAATTGGTATTGGTAACAGTATTGTTGCATTAAGTGGAATTGGTACTGTAACTATTGAAAATGTTATTAAAGTTGATGATGAATATATGAAAGTTATAAATGTTGGATTTGGAACTACTAGTATTGGTCCAATTACTTTTACTGGTAATGTTCCATTAGTACAAGTTATAAGGGGATTTTGTGGAACTGCCTCATCTTCCCATTTAAACGGAAGTAAAGCAAGAATTTATAAGGGTGCGTATAATATTGTAGGTAATGAAATATTCTTTACAAATCCTCCAAGAGGAAATATATTTGATTTGGTCGGACTTGATAACAGTAACTTGGTTAGAGAAAGGGCAAAATTTAATGGCAGAGTGTTTTTAAGAAAGAATTATAATACAAATACCGTATATGATGATATTTCGGATAAATTTAATGGAATTGATAATATATTTACATTGACGACTACTGGTATCAACACAGTTGGTCTTGGAACTACTGCAGGAAATGGATTGTTGTTTGTTAATGGAATATTCCAAACTCCAACTACAGAAAATGCTACCTTTAGCAATTTTGAAATTATTGAAAATAATAGTACAGGAATTACTAGTGTAAGATTTACTGGAATTACTAGTTCTAATGGAAGTCTAATTATTTCACAATCAGATCAAAATCAAAATGAATTGCCTAGAGGTGGATTGATTGTTTCTCTTGGATCCACTTCAGGTCTTGGTTATGCACCTCTTGTTGGGCTTTCAGTTACTGCTATTTTAAATGGAAGTGGATCTATTGTTGGATTTGGTACGACAGGTAATTTTGGATCTGGTTATAGGGCACCAATTTCTATTAGAGTGATGGATGAGAATCATACTGGTGCTGCAGCAACAATAACAGCAACTGTAGGTGTAGGTGGAACCTTGCGTCTTAATATTGTTAATGGTGGAACTGGATACGTAAGACCATCAATCATTGCCCCATCTCCAAGTTATGAGAATATGCCTGTAGTTGGAATTTCAAGATTAGGAATTGGAGCAACTACTACTACTGGTGTTGGTTTACTAATGAATTTGGAAATTGGTCCAAGTAATAGAGTTGGAATTGGATCAACTTTATTTGAAGTTAGTTCATTTAAAATAACAAGACCTGGGTATAGTTTTAAAATTGGTGATGAATTTACTGTAGCAGGTCTTGTTACTGCAAGATCTTTAAATTCTCCAATAGAACCTTTCAAATTGACGGTTCTTGAAGTATTTAATGATACATTTGCTGCTATTCAGTTTGGAGAAATGAATTATATTGATTCAATTCGAAGACTACAAGATGGAATAAGAACAAGATTTCCACTTTATTACAATTCTGAACTTTTAAGTTTTGAAGCAAATAGAGATGATCCAGATTCTAGTTTAATTGATTTCGATTCTCTATTGGTAATTTACATTAATGGAATTCTCCAAGATCCAAAATCTGCATATAATTTTAGTGGGGGCACATCATTTACCTTTACTACTCCACCAAAAGCAGAAGATGAGGTGTCAATTTTCTTCTATACTGGAACTAGGAATGAGGATAGTGTGAGAGTTAGTGTTAATGAACTAATTCAGCAAGGAGATACGCTCCAAATCAATAGTAATAATAATATTTCAGGAACAATAACTCAAGATAATAGAATTGTATATGATATCATTGGTTCAGATAGATTAGAAACTAATACATATACTGGCAAAGGTATTGATGGAACTAATTTTAAACCGATATATTGGACGAAGCAAAAAAGAGATTATTTAATTAATGAGACTGTTGTTCCCAAATCAAGAGATTCTATCGAATCTCAAATTTATCCTACTGCAAAAATTATCAAAAACTTCTCATCATCTGATACTGAATTATATCTAGATAATTCTCAGTTTTTTGATTATGAAGATGAATCTCCAGTAAGTACTTTTGATTGTTTAATAGTTAATGACGAAAATACATTTATTCCGGCAGAAGTAACTGCCAATGTGACAATAGATGGAATAGTTGGGTCATTAACTATTGTACAATCTGGTGGTGGATATATTGGAACAGAAGTTTCTATAAAAATTTCACCTCCCCAATCGATTGGAGTTGGTATTGGAACAACTGCTACAGCAAAGATTAAAATAACAAATGGGAGATTGACATCCCCAATTACAATTACAAATCCTGGATTGGGATATGAATCGGATTCACCCCCTAAAATTATTGTACCATCTCCATCTACTTCAACAAATATCGAATTACTAACAAATGTATCAATTGTTAGAGGATTTGATGGTGTTATCACAGGTATTGCAACTGCTCCTGGACTTAATGGAGCAAGTTTGGCTCTCAAGTTTACAATATTCAGAAATCCTCCATTATATACAGACCTTCAAGTTGGATATCCGATTTATATCAATAATACCAGAGTTGGTAATGGAGTAACATCTGTATACACTAGTAATTCAAGTGTAATTGGAATAGGAACAATCTGTTTGGATAATATCTATTATGTAGATGCTATTGATACGACTTTAGGTATTATTACTTGCAATATTCGTTCAAATACTTCTATAGTTGGCATTGCTACAACTGGAACTAATAATTATCCTGTTGGTAGATTCTCCTGGGGTAAGTTAGGTGGATTTCAAAGAACAAATAATATATCAATAGCAGTTACTGGAAAGACACTAGATGTTGGATTAACAACTTTTGCAAGTGTTCAAAGAAGAGGGTATGGATTAAGAAATACTGGATCTTTGAAAAAACGTGTGATGGGATTATAAATATAAAAAAAACCCAATATATGACTGCACTTGTAACAGATCAATTTAGAATTTTAAACGCTAGTAATTTTATAAATTCTATTGAAAGCGGTGAAAATTCTTATTATGTATTTGTTGGACTACCAAATCCACAAATAAATGATGGATTTGGTAGAAATGAAAACTGGGATAGATTGGATATTCCTGATCCAAACTTAGCTACAATTCCAAATCCAATCGATAATCAAGATTATCTTCCACATTATGGGGATACGTCATTATTTGGTAAAAAAATTACGAATTCAAATATAAGAAGAGCGATAAGAAAGATAGAATGGACATCTGGAAATAAATATGACATGTATCGCCATGATTACAGCATTGTTTCCCCATCTCCGGTTACAAATTCTTCAAGACTTTATGATACAAATTATTATGTAATAAATTCAAACTATCAAGTTTATATTTGTATTGATAATGGTTCATCTGGAATTAATACTACAGGAAATCAATCTCAAGATCAACCACTTTTTACAGATCTGGAACCATCCAGAGCAGGAGAAAGTACCGATGGATATATTTGGAAGTATCTTTTTACAATATCACCAAGTGATATTGTAAAGTTTGATTCAACGGAATATATTACTCTTCCAAATGAATGGAAAACATCAACTAACCCACAAATTGTTGCCGTAAGAGAGAATGGCGATTCTACAATTAATGAGAATCAGATTAAAAAAGTATATATTCAAGATAAAGGGCAGAATTATAATTCTGGCGAAGTGGATATCTTAGGTGATGGAACTGGAGGAAGAGTATATGTTTATGTAAATGAAAGCGGAGAAATTACAGATACTATTGTTACTTCTGGTGGAAAAGGATACACTTATGGAATTGTAGATTTGGGTCCTCTACAACCAGCAGGAACTATACCATATCCAGCAAAGTTGATTCCAATTATCCCACCATCAAGAGGGCATGGGTTTGATTTGTATAAAGAACTTGGTGCGGATAAAATTTTAATCTATGTAAGATTTGATGATTCTACAAAAGATTATCCAGTTGATACGAAATTTGCACAGATTGGAATTGTTAGAAATCCAACCAGATTTATTTCTACAGAATCTTTTACCGATCCCCAGTATTCTAGTCTATATGCTATGAAAGTTATCCCTAGTGGATCTAGTGTTCCAGTAATTGGGGAAAAAATTTCTCAAAATATTAGTGGAGATACTGCAGTTGGATACGTTGCTTCATATGATAGTGAGACAAAGGTTTTAAAATACTTCAAAGATAGATCATTATATTATAATCCGGCATTGTATGATCAGACGGATTATATCAATGTAAGTACAAATGCTAATGAAAATATCGAATTTTCTTTCAGTGCGGGTAGCGTAGTTTCTACTAGTGGATTTAGTTGCTCAATAGATTCTGGATTCAGTGGAATTACAACCATTCCGCCAGGTAGTAATAAAATTATAAATTTGGGAGTGGAATTTCAATATGGTCTTGCCAATCCAGAGATAAATAAAACATCAGGCGATATTATCTATATTGATAATAGACCATTGGTATCAAGAAATTTAAGACAAAAAGAAGACGTTAAAATCATCCTGGAATTTTAAAAAATGGCACAAAAAACTAATCTTAATGTAAGTCCTTATTTTGACGACTTTGATGCTGATAAAGACTTTTATAAAGTCTTATTTAATCCGGGGCGACCAATTCAGTCGAGAGAATTAAATATAATCCAATCAATTTTACAAAATCAAATTGAATCATTTGGTAGTCATATATTTAAAGAGGGATCTTTAGTTATTCCTGGAGGAGTAACTTATGAGAATAGATTTCATGCAGTAAAATTAAATCCAACAACATTTAATATTGATATTTCAGTCTATATTGAACAATTTATTGGAAAAACTATTATTGGGCAGTCTTCGGGGATTAAGGCAACTATCCAATATATAAGTTTTCCTGATAATGGAAATGTAGAGTACATAACACTATATGTAAAATACTTAGAATCTGGAGATGATTTTTCTACATCAGTTTTTATAAATGGAGAATCTTTAATTTGCACTGAAAATGTAACCTATGGAAATACAGTAATTAATGCTAGGACTGTTTTTGCGTCATTAATTTCCGACAATGCTACTGCATTGGGATCTTCAGTATCAATTTCGAATGGAGTATATTTTGTCAGAGGATGTTTTGTAAAAGTTCTGAATCAAACTATAATTTTAGATAATTATACAAATTATCCATCTTATAGAGTTGGATTAAAAATTATTGAAGAAATAATTTCAGCAAAAGATGATAAAACATTATATGATAATGCTAAAGGATTTAATAATTATGCGGCCCCAGGAGCTGATAGATTTGCAATAATATTAGAATTAACTAAAAAACCATTATCCGATTATAGTACGGATACGGATTTTGTAGAACTTTTAAGAGTTAGGAGTGGTAATATTGAAAAACTTGAAACAAAAACTGAATATAATTTAATAAAAGATTATATTGCACAGAGAACTTTTGAGGAATCTGGAAATTATACTGTAGAACCATTCACCCTTAGTGTGAATAATTCATTGAACAATAGACTTGGAAATGATGGTCTATTTTTTAGTGGGGAAAAAACAAATGAAAATAATGATCCTACAGATGATTTAATGTGTGTTAAGGTTTCCCCAGGAAAAGCCTATGTTATAGGTCATGATGTTATGAAATCGGGGACAAGTGTTATAGATGTCGTCAAACCAAGAGATACTGAAAAAGTCTTGGGATTTGGAGTTCCATTTAATATGGGAAATATTATTAGAGTAAATAATGTTTCTGGATGTGCAGTACAAAATCAAACAATTGATTTATATGATAGAAGAGTGGGTGATTCTGGTGTTAAGATTGGTGATGCTAGGGTATATTCTTTCAATTTAACAGATGCAGCGTATGTAGGTGGAACTACTAATTGGGATTTATATCTTTATGATATTCAAACTTATACTGAAATAACACTCAATAGTGCAGTATCCAATTCAGAATTACCAGCAACTTCTTATGTTGTTGGTAAGAGTAGTGGAGCATCTGGATATGCAGTATCTGCTGGTGGAGGATCCACTAGAATTAAATTGAGACAAACTTCCGGATCATTTTCTATTAATGAGCAATTGATAATTAATGGTGTAGAATCATATGTAAGAAGTGTAAAAAGTATTAAAGTTTATAGTGCAAAAGATATTAAATCCGTATATCAATCAGGATCCCCAACATTTACTGCGGATACTGTTTTAAATAAGAGTATTCCAAATGGATTTAGTCTTAATAATCAGATAACGGTTTCTGTTGGTGGAACTATTACTTCACCAAATAAATTATTTTCTGGTATTTCTACCAATTCAATTATTAGGTATGGCGTAACTGGATTTTCTACTGAGACTTATAATAGGGTAGCATCAGTTTCTGCAGATGGCCTCTCAATGAATGTTGTGGCGATACCTACTGTATCGGGCGTTTGTGTCGGTAGTCTTCCATCTACAGAGACCAAATCTTCACTTTTTATGGCAGACTCTGCAATTCTTAAACAAGAAGATGCATATCTGTATACCGAATTGCCAAATCCAAACGTTGCAGCTGTAGATTTATCAAATTCAAATATAAGTTTTTCCGCAGAATCGAATATTTCTACAACTGTTAGTGGAAATACTTTAACAGTATCTGCTTCAAATTTCAATCTTCCTGCAGGTATTTCTCAAGCATCTTTCCAAGCATACGATGAGCAGAGATATTCTATTCATTATACTGATGGCACCATAGAAACATTGACTGGAAATGAAGTTGTAATAAGTTCTAATCAGGTTATATTTTCGGGAATTTCAAATAAAACTATACACAAAATTAAAGCAACTTTTATTAAATCTGGAATTCAATCTAAGGTAAAAACTTTTAATCGTAGCAATAAATTAATTGTAAATCTATCAAAATATAATTCATCAGGAAGTGGTATCAGTTCATCTATTAATGATGGATTGTCTTATAATCAATATTATGGATTAAGAGTTCAGGATGAAGAAATTTGTCTAAATTATCCCGATGTTTCATCAGTATTAGTAGTTTATGAATCATTAGATGTTGGTGTTCCACAATTAGATCAACTCTCATTTTCATCTATTGTTAATGTAGCAGCAAATTCAATTATTGGGGAAAATATTATTGGAAGAACTAGTAATACCCTTGCCAGAATAGTTGCAAAACCTGGGGCATCTCCAAATAATTTAGAAATTGTTTATTTGAATTCAAATAGATTTTTTGCAAATGAGGAGGTTTTATTTGAAGAATCAAATATTATTGCAGAAATAGATATGATTATTTCTGGAAAATATAAGGATATTACCAATAATTTTAAATTAGATAGAGGTCAAAGAGATCAATATTATGATTATTCTAGACTAATAAGAAACAGGGGTGAAAGTGAACCTGCAAGACAATTGTTAGTAGTATTTGATCACTATGTAGTTTCTGCTACCGACAATGGTGATGCATTTACTGTACTTAGTTATCAAAAAGATAGGTTTGCAAGAGATATTCCATATATTGGATTAAGACAAGTAAGAGCAACTGATACTTTAGATTTTAGACCCAGGGTTGCAAATTTTAGTGGATCTTCTTCATCACCTTTTGATTTTTCTTCCCGAAGTTTGTCGATATCGACTATTTTTAAACCAAATGAAAGTTCACTAGTATCATATGATTATTATCTTGGCAGAACTGATAAATTATATTTGGATAAGTATGGGGCGTTAGTGGTACAAAAAGGAATTTCCTCAAGAAATCCAAAAGAACCATTAATTAATCAACAAGTATTAGAATTAGCCACAATTTATTTACCACCATATCTCTATAGTCCTAAAGATGCAAAAATATCTTTAATTGATAATAGAAGATATACAATGAAGGATATTGGAAAAATTGAAGATAGGGTTGAAAATCTTGAAAAAGTCACTTCCCTTTCGTTGTTAGAATTGAATATTCAATCTTTACAAATTCAAGATGCTGATGGATTCAATAGATTTAAGACAGGATTTTTTGTTGATGATTTTAAAACCACAAATTTAATTGATTTAAATGCTTCTTTATGTGAAGTGAATAATCAAACAAATCAATTAACACCAATAATTTCTAGAAATACCTTACAGAGTCAATTAGTACCTGCAGCGTCTCTATCTATTGGAAGTTTAGATCGCCAATCTAATTATCAATTACTGGATAATAAAGTACAAAAGACTGGTCTAGTAGTAACATTGGCATATGTAGAAACAGATTGGATTCAACAACCATTTGCTACATTAGTTGAAAATGTGAACCCATTCAATGTTATAAACTATAATGGATTAGTAGCATTAACTCCAGCGAGAGATACTTGGATTAGAACTATACAATTAGACAATAAAGTTCTTACTCATTCAAACACATTAAATCTCCAAATAACTACGGAAACTAATAGATTTAATTTAGACAGAGTTGATAATAGATCAAGTGCTGGTACTGGATTATCTGGAAGAACTGTTACGGTAGCAGATACATTTACAACTTTAAGTAGTAATACAACGACCCAAACTGCAAATACAAGATCTAGTGATACTAGTACTTCCCAAACAGAAGAAACTGCATTTGTCACTCAAACAAATGAAATTTATATCAGGTCAAGAAATACTCAATTTGTAGCATCTAATCTAAAATCCGGACAAAGATTCTATCAATTTTTTGATAATAATAGTAAGGTAGATTTTATACCAAAATTAATTGAAATTTCACAGGAAATAGAACTTATAAATCCAGGATCATCTGGAACATCTTTCATTATTGGTGAAAGGGTAATTGTATATAATGCTGCAAGATTGATAGCATCTTTCCGTGTTGCACAACCAAATCACAAATTTGGTCCATTTGATGCTCCAACAATTACTTATGATATAAATCCATATTCCAAAGAAGAATCTTTACCTACCAATTACAGTACATCAACACCAATCTTAAATATAGATACATTTTCTTTAGCAGATGAAACAGATCCAAGATATTTTGGATATTTGGTGCCAGTCTCGGTTATAATCGGAACAACAAGTGGTGCTACTGCATATGTCAAAGACTTAAGACTAATATCCGATAACGCTGGAGATTTGATTGGATCATTCTTCCTAAGAGATCCAAATACAAATCCACCCCCAACTGTCAGAATAACCACTGGTAATAAGACATATAGACTTACTTCAAGTCCAACGGATGAAACGCAATTATTAGGTAGTACTGATATTTCATCTGCACAGGTTAATTATCTTTCTGAGGGTACTACGCAAATGTACCAGGATATAGTCCGCAGAAATGTTATTACTGCCAATTTAGATCATACTCAAATTATTAATACTACCACATTAACTGAAACAACTCAAACGGCAGTATCACAATTTGAATTGCCACCTGAAGAATTAAATTTTATTACCAATATTACTCAAGATATTACAAACGTTACAAACGTTACAAACGTTACAAACGTTACAAACATTATTCAGCAACAGGCACAGAGACATACCGATCCTTTGGCACAAACATTTACGGTCGGAGTTTCAATAGATGCTGTTGCAAATCAATCATTTACAGAAGATATTAATGGAGTTTATCTTACTTCCGTTGATTTATACTTTAGAAATAAGAGTACAAATAATAAATCAATTACAGTTCAAATAAGAACTGTTGAGTTAGGAACACCAACATTAATGGCTGTTGGTGGTGTAGTTTTGAGTCCAAGTCAGATTAATATTTCAGAAGATGCTTCTGTTCCAACCAGATGCACATTTCCAAATCCCCTATTTTTACCCCCAGGAAATGAGTATGCCCTAGTTCTTCTGGCTCCAGAATCTGATGAATATGAAGTTTGGATTGCTGAAATGGGACAAAAGACTATTAATACTGCCGAACTTCCAGATGCTGAAAGTGTAAGGTATACGACACAATTTGCAGTTGGAAGTTTATTTAAATCGCAAAATGGATCGATTTGGACTGCAAATCAATATCAAGATTTGAAATTTAAATTATATAAGGCCGCGTTTACTCAGTCTAGTGGAACTGTATTCTTTCAAAATCCAGACTTGGGTAGAGGTAACAATTATATTAAGAGATTGTTTGCAAATCCACTTACAACTTATCCAAGAAAACTTAAAGTTGGTATTACTACTACTTATAATTCTAATTTAATTTCCCAATTGACAACTGGCAGAAAAGTTGGTGAGAATCTAAAGACCTATAATTATGGATATGTTGTAGGAACTGGATCATCAGCATCTTCTTTAAGTCTTACAACTGGTGGAAAAGGTTATGTTACAGATACTTTGGTTTCAACATACAATATTACTGGACAAGGTTCAGGATTAACTTTAAATATTTCAGCATCAAGTGGAGTAATTACAGGAACTCCAACAATTGTAAGTCCAGGAAATGGATATGCGGTTGGTGATATTGTTGGAATTCTAACATCAACGGTTTCTTCGAATACTGGAGAAGGTGCTAGCATTACTATTACTGGAAATAGCAATTCTATAGATACGCTATATCTCAATAATGTACAAGGAAATCAATTTGGTGATGGTTCATTCTTAAGTTATTTTGATAATTCTGGAAATAGAGTTACTTTAGGATCTACCTATATTAGAGGAAATTCAGTTCCATATGGATCAAACTATGGTGGCAACTATATTAAAGTTAATCATTTCAATCATGGAATGTATGCAAATAATAATAGAGTAACAATATCTGATGCTAGATCAAATGTTGCACCTGTACCTTTAATATCGGGTCTAGCATCTTCGGATGTATTAATTAATGTTTCTATAGCAGATACTGCTAATTTTAGAATTTTTGAAGGTATTCCTGTAAGTGCGGTAAATCCAGGATATCTGCAGATCAATAATGAAATTATTGAGTATACATCTGTAGGAGTTGGGATTATCGAAAACCTTACAAGAGGTGTAGATTCTACAATTCCAATTAACCATATAACAAATGACTTAATATACAAATATGAAGTTAATGGTGTATCATTGAGAAGAATTAACACAACTCATGATATTAGTGATTATGGACTCGATATTGATAGTTATCATATTCAAGTTAGTTTAAATGGTAATGATGTTGATGGTGGAGTGGCAACATTAGGTCCAGATAGAAGTGTTGATGGATTAATTGATGGATCTGGAGACAATGCACCTAGATTAGGATTCAATTTGGAGTCTACATGTGGAGGAACATCAACATTTGCTTCTGAAAACATTATTTTCAATAGTGTAATACCAATGTATCAAATTATTGCACCATCAGGAACTACAGGAGTAAGTGCTCAGATAAGAACCGTAAGTGGTACAAGTGCAAGTGGAACAGAAACTTCGTTTATTGACCAAGGTTATGAAGACGTTGAATTAAATGCAGAAAACGTATTGAATTCTTCAAGAATAGTATGTTCTACTGCAAATGAAAATGAATTTTTATCCAGTATGCCAAGAAATAAATCTTTCTTGACCGCTATTACCTTGACAACAAATAATTGGAACGTATCTCCAATGATTTTCTTAGATACTACATTTACTGAATTTATAAGTGGAAGATTAAACCAACCAATTTCCAACTACTCAACTGATAAGAGATCAAGTTCTTTAACAGATGATCCACATGCCGCAATTTATGTTTCAAATACTATTAGATTATCACAACAATCAAATACTTTAAAAGTTTTTGTTGCTGCATATAGACATTCATCGGCAGATTTTAGAGTTTTATATAGTTTAATTAGACCAGATTCATCTGAAATTGAGCAAGCATATGAACTTTTCCCAGGATACGATAATCTAACAATAGACAACAATCAAGATGGATATCTTGATGTTGTGGATCCTTCTAGAAATAGTGGATTACCTGATATTGCTGTTCCTTCAAGTCTGCAAAATCAGTTCTTAGAATATCAATATACGGCATCTAATATTGGACCGTTTACTGGATATAAAATTAAAATTGTAATGTCTGGAACAGATCAAGCAAGATATCCAAGATTAAAAGATGTAAGAACTATCGCATTAGCATGATGATACCAGTAGAAGGGCACACAAATTTATTTCGAGATGAATATAGTGGTGCAATAATTAATGCAGATAGTGTATCATACACTCAGTATAATAATAGTCTAATTAGTAGAAAATCTCAAAGAGAAGAAATTGAGAAAATGAAGGACGACATTTCGGAAATTAAAAACCTATTAAAGGAGATAATTAATGGATCCAAATGATATTACATTAGAAGATATTGGCAAATTATTCGAATATGAAAAACAAGCCCGAATTATTGAAAGTATGGATATTGAACAATTAAAAATTTTTGCAAAATTATATTGCAAATTATATTTAAAACAGCAAGAAGTAGTAAAAGATTTAATCTCGTAATAAATAATTAAAAATAGTTGTAAATAATGGCAAAACCATCGTCAAGGCAAGAGTTAATTGATTATTGTTTAAGGCGTCTGGGTGCCCCTGTATTGGAAATTAACGTTGACGATGACCAAGTTGATGATTTAGTTGATGATGCCCTTCAGTACTTCCATGAGAGGCATTTTGATGGTGTTGAAAGAATGTATCTGAAATATAAAATTACCCAAGCAGATATTGCTAGAGGAACTGGAAAAGGTACTGATGGGGTGGGAATTAAAACTACCACAGGAACATCTACAATTAATGGCGTATCGACAAATTTTAATTTTTATGAAACTGCAAATTACATTCAAGTTCCTGATTCTGTCATAGGAATAGAAAAAGTTTTTAAATTTGATACAAGTTCAATTAGTGGTGGAATGTTTAGTATTAAGTATCAATTATTTTTAAATGATTTGTATTATTTCAATTCGGTGGAATTATTGCAATATGCAATGGTAAAAAGTTATTTGGAAGACATTGACTTTTTACTCACAACAGATAAGCAAATTAGATTTAATAAAAGACAAAATAGAATGTATTTGGATATTGAATGGGGAGCACAAAAGGCAGATAGTTTTCTAGTAATTGATTGCTATAGGATTTTAGATCCCAATGATTTTACTAAGGTTTGGAATGATAGTTTTATAAAAAGATATTTAACGGCATTGATTAAAAGACAATGGGGACAAAATTTAATTAAATTTAGAGGAGTTAAACTTCCTGGAGGAATTGAATTGAATGGTAGAGAAATATATGACGATGCGGAAAGGGAAATAGAAGAAATTAGATCAAAAATGGCTCTCGAATACGAACTTCCACCCTACGATTTTATTGGATAATGGCACTTAATCCATTTTTTCAGCAAGGTTCTTCTAGCGAACAAAGACTAATACAACAACTAATCAACGAACAGTTGAGAATGTATGGTGTTGAAGTTGCATATATTCCAAGAAAATTTGTAAAGAAAGAAACAATCATTAGAGAAATTAGTGCTTCAAAATTTAATGATAATTTTATGATTGAAGCATATATCAATACTTATGACGGATACACTGGAGCTGGTGATATACTGACAAAATTTGGTATGAGTCTCAAAGATGAGGTAAATTTAGTCATATCAAGAGAAAGATTTGAAGATTTTATATCTCCATTTTTGGAATCAATGCCAGATGATGAAATTACTATTACAACTAGACCAAGAGAGGGAGATATAATCTATTTTCCTTTAGGTAAAAGATTATTCGAAGTCAAATTTGTAGAACATGAGAAACCCTTTTATCAATTGGGAAATTTATATGTTTATGAATTACAATGCGAATTATTCGAATATGAAGATGAAATTGGTGGATGGGAAGGAATGGATACCACAGTCGAAGAAATTGATGCTACATTAAAGACACAAGGTTATATTAATGATTTGGAATTATTTGCATTTACAAGTCAAGCACAGGCAACTGTTGGAATATCTAGTGGATATATTAGAAGAATAATACTCAATAATGATGGTTATAGATATACATCAACTCCAACGGTAGCCATAAGTTCAGCACCATCTGGAGGAACTAATGCTACTGCGGTTGCAATTACATCCTGTATAGGTGGAGTTTGCTCTATTGATAGAATTTTATTAACAAATGCTGGAGCAGGATATACTACAACTCCAACAATATCATTCATTGGTGGCGGTGGATCTGGAGCAGATGCTACTTGTGAGATTATTACAGATTCATATGGAATAACTAACGTAGCAATTACCACTGGTGGATATGGTTATATCAATTCCCCATCAGTTACATTTGGATCTCCAGGATTTGGTGGAAATTCTGCTTACGGTGCTGCAGTAGTTAGTATTGGAAATACAATATCACGAATTTTAATATCGGATGCTGGTAGTGGATATGGAAATACGTCCATAACTATAGCATCTCCACCATCCCCAACAGGAATTGGTACTTATATATTCAATGAAGTTGTTACTGGATCTATTTCTGGAGCAAAAGCATCAGTTAAATCTTGGGATAAGGATACAAGTATTCTTCAAATTGGTATAACTTCTGGAGAATTTTTACCTGGAGAAACAATTGTCGGTAGTGCATCATCATCTAGATATACTCTTAAGAAATATAATGTGAGTCCATCATCAGATAAATATGAACAAAATGATGAGATTGAAGCGGAAGCAGATCTTATCATAGATTTTTCAGAATCAAATCCATTTGGAAATTACTAATGTTAGGAACATATTACTACCATCAAATAATTAGAAAAACTATTATTGCTTTCGGAACATTATTTAATGAAATTTATATAAAACATGATGATGAGAACGGCAATGAATATTCGGAAATGAGGGTTCCATTGGCATATGGACCAAATCAAAAATTTTTAGCACGTTTGGAACAGCAACCCGAATTGAATAAACCAGTTCAAATAACTTTGCCAAGAATGTCATTTGAAATGGTATCTTTAAATTACGATGCTACTAGAAAAACTAGTGTAACTCAATCATTTAAGGCATCTGATGGAGTAAATTTAAAAAAAGTTTATTTACCAGTACCATATAATATTGGATTCCAATTAAATATATTTTCAAAATTAAATGATGATGTACTTCAAATTATAGAACAGATATTGCCAAATTTTCAACCAGCATTTACTGTTACTGTAGATTTGATCGATTCTATTGGTGAAAAAAGGGATATTCCAATTGTTCTTGATGATATTTCTTTTAAGGATGAATATGAGGGAGATTTTTCTACCAGAAGAGCATTAATTTATACTTTGAATTTTACAGCAAAAACCTACTTATTTGGACCAATTGCTAGCAGTACGGAAGGTCTCATCCGCAAAGTTCAAATTGATACTTATGCAAGTACTGACGTTAATTTGGCAAAAAGAGAAATGAGATACACTGTTGTTCCAGATCCAATTGATGCTCAACCTGGAGATGATTTTGGATTTAATGAAACTTGGGAACAATTTTCAGACTCTAAGACTTATAGTCCAACACAACAGACGGATATTTAGTAAATTATGAAAAATAATTATGAAGGATTAGATAATGCCCTGAATATTGAAAGTAGTATTGTTGAGGTAGAAAAACCTAAAGAAAAAATTGATATTCTTCCAGTAAAATCTGATGATATTAAAAAAGATTATGAATATACAAGAGCAAATTTATATTCATTAATTGAAAAGGGGCAAGAAGCAATTAATGGAATTATGGAACTTGCTGGAGAAGGTGGTTCTCCAAGAGCATATGAGGTTGCCGGTCAATTAATTAAAAGTGTTGCGGATACAACTGATAAACTAATTGATTTGCAGAAAAAACTCAAAGATGTCCAAGAAGATACTGTAAAGTCGCCAAGTAGTGTGACCAATAATGCTTTGTTTGTTGGGTCAACAACAGAATTGTCAAAAATACTTAAACAAGGTTTTCTAAATAATAAAGAATAATATAAGAATCTTGTGTTTAAAATAAAATCTCATAAAACAGTTGAACAGATTGCGAAGAAACATCGTATGGATGTTTCGGATATTCAAAAGCAACTTGAAATGGGAATTCCGATTGAACATGAACACACACAGGATAAAGTTTTAGCAACTGATATTGCTCTTCAGCATTTAGATGAGATTCCAGATTATTATACTCGTTTGAAAAAAATGGAAGCATCTGCAAAGAAAGAGCATAAGAAATTTAAAGATGTCAAAGAAGCAACTGATGGAATTAAAGCAAAGGATTATAAAGGCAGGTTAGATAAGTGGTTTGATGATGGTGGATGGGTTCAAACTGGTGGAAAGTATGATGGGAAACCTTGTGCCAAACAACCAGGACAAAAAACAAAACCTTATTGTAGAGATCCCGATGATCGTGCCACAATGGATGAAGATGAAAGAAATGAGAGAGCTGCTAAAAAACGTAAAGAAGATCCAAACCCAAATAGATCAGGTAAAGCAAAAATGGTAACTCAAGAATCTGCTGGTGAAAAAGACGCTTGTTATAAAAAGGTAAAATCTAGATATAAAGTTTGGCCAAGTGCATATGCGTCCGGAGCACTTGTAAAATGCCGCAAAGTTGGTGCTGATAGTTGGGGAACTAAAAGTGAAGCGTGTTGGGATGGATATGAAGCAAAAGGTATGAAGAAAAAAGGTAAGAAAATAGTTCCAAACTGTGTCTCGGTTAAAGAAGAAACTGGAATGGTAAGATACTGCCCACAATGTAAAAAAGATGAGACTCGTAGTGAGTGTAAATATGGACCAAAATATTGGGATATGTTCTCAATGCCAATTACTTTAAACAAATATGATCCAAATACTCCACATCCTGCCAATGAGGAGAAGGATTATGAGTATTCAATGGCGCGTTCTGAACTGAACACAATTATGAACGCCGCAAAAAGATTAAAGAAGAAGATGAAAGGTAACGGTAATATAGAGGCATGGGTTCAATCAAAAATTACCAAAGCTGCAGATTATATTGATACTGCTGCCGATTATATTGATAGTGGTGAAAGTAAGGTAAATGAAGATGTTACCATCGAAGATGCAAATGGTAATACATTCCTCAGAATTATTGACATCATTAAAGCAGATCGCCTGGTTAAAGAAACAATTAGTCCAACTATTGCTGGGGGAAGGTCTCCATACAAAAATCCCTCTCTCCCAAAAGAAAATCCAGATGATATAAAAATTAGAATTATAAAAGGAAAAGAACCAAAACTACCTTTAGCAAAGGGAGAAGGTGGATCTCCATACGAACCATATAAAGCACCAAAAGAAGATCCAAAAAATCCCTATGTTCCTGCACCAAAAAGACCAAAGGTTCAATTAGCACACTACGAATCTGAAGGAACTTATATTGAAGAGCAAGTAGCAGATACGAATATTCCTTCCGATAAAAAACCATTTGATGTTGCTATTCAAAAAATTATGAAAAGAAAAGGCCAGATGACTCCCAGACAAAGAATTGTTGCTTTAAAGCAGGCAGGAAAACTTCAAGGAGTTGATGAAGGAAAGACTTTTTTCCAATTTATGATTGAAGCATCTGCCGCTTGGCAAAGAAAAGAGGGAAAGAATCCTGAGGGTGGTCTAAATAAAAAAGGGATTGCTTCTTACCGCAAAGAGAATCCTGGGTCACATCTCTCACTTGCGGTTACAACAAAACCATCGGAATTAAAGAAAGGGTCAAAATCAGCAAATCGCAGAAAGTCATTTTGCTCCAGAATGAAAGGAATGAAAGCAAAATTAACAAGTGCAAAAACTGCACATGACCCCAATTCAAGAATCAATAAATCATTAAGAAAGTGGAATTGTTAATATGTCTCAAGACTTGAATGATTTTTTTAAATTATTAGCAGAAGATAAAAAAAAGAAAAAAGAAGAATTTGATTCTATAGTCGGAGACTTGGGATTAGATTCACTTTTTGGTGAAGTTGCTAATTTAAAGAAAGAAACTAAAAAGAAGAAAATACAAGAACAGAAAACTGTAAAGGCATTTGAGGATTGGTTATATTCAGAGACAACCAAAGAACAAGAACAAATTATTGAGGATGTAATTGAAAAATCTTTGGATGAAGTCCTTGAGGTATTAGAAGACCATAAGGAAGAACTTGAAGAACCCAAAGAAGAACTGATTGAAAAATCATTAGGACTTCTTGCTGAACCAAGTGATGTTAAAGTTCAACAAGACCCATTAACTCCATTAGACCAAAAGTTCGCAACACTTGATGATTTACAAAAACATTACAGCACTTTCCTTTCTCGTATTCAACAACAACTATCAACAGTTGGTGGTGGGGGAGAATATCGTTTTAGATATCTTGATGGACTTGTAGGAATTAAGACAAATCCAAGTGCGTATGATGGTAAGTTTCTACAATGGAACTCAACCACCAATAAAGCGGAGTTTGTAAATCCAAACGCTGTTGGTATTACAAGTATTGTTTCTATTAGTGGAGTCACAACT